CATGCTCCACCTTCGCTTGCAGGTCTTTCTGCAAGCTGTTTTTTCACTTCTTTTTCGATATCCAGCTCCTTCAAAGTGTAGATATCTTCCGTAACCAATTCTTTATCTGAGTCTTCAATTTCAATATAAGTATCTCTATCGCTTGGGAAGATATACCCTCCAACCGAGATTTCCACTCGATATTTTCCGCTCGGTAGAATACTATCTAAATTAAAATTGACAGAATGGCTAGTGACGGGAGCAATTGTCTTCCACCTACGTTGTCCCTTTGTTAGAGTAATAACCGCATCTTGACCCTCAAACGAGTTCATGACACGGTAATTTTCATCTAACAATTCAAATCCAAAAGTGGAAGACAAATCCCCTTGTTTAATAAGGTCGCCACCATCAATTCGAGCCAAATTGGTTGTATTAACTCTACGTTTGTTACAACCCATTCTGCGCCCCTTTCTATCTATCATCTATTAAGATATCTGTCGTAATATCCAATTTCTCAAAATCGCAGTATAAACGATCTATGTATCCATTACCTCCTAGAGTTTTATAGCTTTTGTGCATACTTTCTACTAGTGAGAATTCATCTCTAGAGGTATATCCTCTGTTAATAGCCCGTCGCATATCACGGTCAAGGCGCAACTTCATGGTATTTAGATGCGCCTCATCGTGAATTTTTAATTTTTCTTGCACTTCGTCGATTTTGGAATTGCTATCTTTAGCGGTAGTCTGGACATCTTTAATCTGTTTCTTAACATCGGTTAGTTCCGAAACGATTTTCTCCGTCTCTTCTTTGGCTTTTTTCGGCAATTTGTAGCTAAGCCAAGCGATGATAATTGGTGAAGCCGATGGTAGCACGTTCATGAAGAAATGTTCTATCTGTTGTAAGACGTCCATAGTTACCCCCGTTATTGGTTAAGCGCAACTGTTGTAGCAGAAGGTTCTGAAACTGTAGGAGTCACGGTAGTAGCCGTAGAAACTGCAGCTGCTGGTGCGACAGTTGTAGGCTCATTTGGTGCTTTCGGTGCATTAAACTTCCAAGTTGCTAAAACGCCATTTTGGTAAGGTGTTCCTTCAAGTTGAGCAAGGGTTTCTCCTTGATAAGTAAAGGACTGATTGGTTTGAATCAGGATGCGTTTACCTTCTCCATTAACTTCGACATGACTAGGGTCCTCAACCGCAAAGATTGCACCAGGCTCGTAAACTTTTCCGACTTCAGCGAGCGGGAATAGTTCAACCATCTCTTTGTAGGTCGTACCGTAAGATACTTTTTCACCCATAATTGAATCTTGAGCCATCACTCGCACTACTTTATTAATGAGGTTCGCAAGTTCTTCAAGATCATTCTGCTTCGCTTCTGTTTGAGTCGCTTTCTGCTCTGTCTCAGCCAGTTTCTGTTTAGCCTGCTCCAATTCAGCTTGTGTTTCTTGCAGTTTCGCTTGAGCTTGTACAATCGCAGAGGCAGGGTCAAGTTCTGCACGAACTTGCTCTAGGACTGCTTGAATGATTTTTTCATCAGATTCGCCTAGACGATCTCCATCAAGTTCACGAGTGTAATACGTGAAAGGCTGTTCCTTACGAATAGTGACTACTGTTTTGTCAACTCGAAAAAGTTTGTTTTCTACTAAAAATTCCATGTTATTTACTTCTTTCTATAATTTATTTTTTAATCCAAACGCCGTACTTTTATTTCGGTTTTAACCAACTTCCTGTGATAATTAAATCTTTGGTTTCTCCCTGATAGTCAGTATTAAAATGCCCCACGATTTCCTGATCTCGATAATAATGTCCTTCTACATGTCGGACTTTATTATTAAAATGTTTTTCAAGCGAGGTAAAGTTATATCGCTCTCCAAAGAACTCATGATCATCACTATAATTTTTTCTATCTAAAAAAGCATATTCTTTTGGTAGTTTGAATAAACTTTTGGTATAAGATGCAATAGTTGTTTTTGACTTATTAATTGAATCTTTATCAATGAATGCAATGAACGAAATCCAGTTACCGATAACATAAATCTTATTCATTTCTTCCGTTGCTAATTTTGAAGGCATGATACCAGGTATAAATTGAATCGGAATCACTTTCATATCCAGCCTGGGCAACACCTGCCAGCTTCCCCAAACACCATTGACTTTGGTTCTAACCGCAGTAAATGTATTTGCGTTGTCTACTGCCTGCTGCATAACGTTCTGGCCATCGATTTTCGTGACGGTCACATAGAGCGGAGAACGTGAACCCTTGGGTGAATTCGTCAGCCCTGCTCCTGTATACATGCCTGACTCCACATAGCTATCCCAGTTTCCTATAGCGGTCTTAGCACTGCCATTATCATTTGTCAGCTTGGTTAGTTGAGCATTATTCCATCTGTTCTTATCCACGCTTGATACGTGAATAGTCGAATTTTGCGAATGAGAATTAAATTCGCTCTTACTCGCTTGTTCAACATTTACTACATTCCCTAGACCAACCTGCGCCTTTGTAACACCGTGAGGGTTGTTGCGGTTCCCTGTGTGGTCAGTCAACGCACGACCATCTGCCTTACTATTCCAAGAGGTTCTCTCTTGTTGAGTAATGTGTTTAGTCGTATCTCTTGCGTGAGCGTCAAAATCGGCCTTGCTGGCTTGTTCTACGTTTGTCACATTTGCTAGACCGACTTGCTCTTTCGTCACATTATGCGGATTCTTTCGATTAGTAGTGTGAGCGTTGAACTCCTGCTTACTAGCCTGCTCCACGTTTATCACGTTTCCCAATCCTACCTGAGTCTTGGTCACGCCATGAGGGTTATTATGATTGTCTAAGTGATGTTGAAAATCAGACTTACTTGCTTGCTCAACATTCGTGACATTCCCTAGCCCCACTTGTTGCTTAGTGACATTGTGTGGGTTGTTTTGGTTTTGAATGTGACCAGTTAGGTCTGCCTGATTCGCTTTATTTGTTGTTTGATTACCGATGATAGCTTCAAGGCCATCAATATCAGATACTTTGTGGCGATGGGTTGCGTCAGCTTTGTTTTCCCAACGTTGCGCATCCTCTGCTCCAATGATATCCCTTGATCTCCAAGTTTTAACCATCTGTTAGCACCTCCAGTCTATATTTGAACCGTGTCGTTGTTTCAATCGGAACGTACACTTCTATCACTGATAGAACAATGTCTGACGCATCTAACAACTCCACTTTCGTAACCTCTCTTACCGAATCGGGTATTAAAAACTCTACAAAAACAAATTGCCTATCCCGTCTTTTTTGGATTGAGACAACTTGATTGCTATTTAATCTAGCTTTGCTTATTTTAGCTAATACAGTATCAGTAATCGAGGTAAATAATGTTTCTTTAATCACTAAATATAACCTCTTCTTCTGCTCCTTCGTATTCAAGAGCTGTCACCCCTACAACTGCATAACCAACTCTAGCAAAGTCTACCGAGGTCTTAAATAGCCGTTCTTTCAGCTTGACTCGTTCAGTTACTGTTGGAATATGCGTATATACCATGTTCGCTGGTTTGATTGCGTTGATAAAAACAACAGACTCTCTGAAAAGTCCGCTCGTTTCTGCACCAGACTCAATCAGTAAGACCTGATTAGCGAAATCTACTGAAGCCTTGTACTTCCCTTTGCCGAAAAGGTCGTCCAATTTGCGAATTAAAAACCACCATGAAAATGGTGGTCTCATATTGATACGCAACAAAACACGCTCTCTCCTCCACTCCAACGTATCGGTTGGGTGGGCAACAATATCGTAGACTTCTTCAAATTTCGTCAACGTAGGAACATCACAAAGCATAATGAACTGATTCTTGATAAACTGCTCTAGCGAGATAGTTCCATCTTTAAATAGAGCATTTTCAACCTTAACCAGCTCTTTCATATCCTTGACGCCCTCGTAGTAATCTGGAACGTATTCAGATAAGTTTACTTCTTTTGCCATTAAACAACCCTCACTGTTCCTTTATACGGCAATTGTTGTAATTGCCCTGTGAAAACAAGCGCTAGATCAGCTTCACGATTGTTCAATTTCATCTTATCAACGTTTGCGATGCCGTTAATAGTCAGTAGCTTAGCCATTAACTGCGAGCGATAGATTTTCATGCTATAGGTGTTGACATCTGAGTATTGCGCCCAGTTCTTTCTCAAGTCTAAGAAATACTGGTCTAGAGCCTTGTCTACCAGTTCTTTTACTTGATTTAGCTGATATCCTGTCATCAACTCAAGTTTAAACTCAATATCAATCGGGAAGCGTGTCGCAGTCGTAACCGTCACACGGTGATTGATAGGAGCAAGTCCAACTCCTTTTCCAGTATATTCAAGTGGATCCAGAACATTTTGCACCTTCTTAATTGTCTCAGTAGATGCCAAGTTTAAGTCGTTGTCTAAAATAACTACTTTAACCGTTCCTGAGCCATTCCAAACTGGATAAACCTGAACTGCACCAACTCCGTCAATTTCACGGACACGCTGAACGTACTCAATGAAATTACCGCCAAACGGCTTCTCATTGACGTAAATCAAGAAACGCTTCCGCAAGTCATCGTCAGTTTCTTCATCTTGACCGGATGTAACAATTTCTCCTAAGACTGCTGTAGCGAGGTTTCTGTAGTTCTCCAAGGGCAAGATATTGCCGTAATAGCGGTTACCGACAACGCCGCTTGTCTCACACTCTACTTCATACTTGCCTACTACATCTGTGGCACGAACAACCTTGTAGATGATTGCAGCTTCATCAAGAGTCGCAAAACGAGAGCCTAAAGCGATTTGTATACCTTCTTTTCTCTCGTTTTTAAACTCCGCAAAGCGTACCGCTTTTTTTGACGGATAACGATGTAGACCGAACTCTTCAACCTTGTAGTCTAGGTATTGGCCAATAGCAGTCTGTGGAAATGTATCTAGCAGTAGATTTTTTAACTGCAAATAAAAACCAGCTAACTCATAACAAGCAGGCGCTAATGCGTCATAGATGATAGAACCTTCCCGTGTATCAATATTTTCATTGACACGAGAAAGAGCGTCATTCATCAGATAATCAAATGTATATTTTTCTAAGAAATCACCTATCATTAATCAGCGTCACCTCCTTTTCAACTTTAAATAAACCGGATATAGTATGGACTTCAAAGACACAAAGCAAGCTGTCCTTGGTTTGCTGCTCGATGAAGAAATTTTGGACACTTTTAATTCTTGTATCAACTAACAAGGCTTGAGAAATTGTCCTCTCAAGGTCGGCTTTTACAAAATCATAAGGTTTTCCAATCAAGCGCTCTAATTCTACTCCGTAGTTCGAAGAGTAAATAACCCACTCAAACCGTTCTGTAAGCAGAATCTTTTCAACTGCTTGCCTCATGGCCTCTAATCCATCTATATATCCGTGTATTCTGCCATTTTTCACTTGATAAGTGTAGGATGGCAAAACAACTTCTTCAATGTTTCGTATATCTACCATCTTCACTCCATCCTTTGTAAAACGTAGTATAATTGCCCGTTCTGGGCTTTAATCATTAAGACTTTGTCTCCTGCTTCAAGATCACGAAAAACAATCCACCTCTTGTTGTCTCCTTCAGTATCTCCAGTGCGTAGTTCTTTAACCATCGGACTTAGAACTAAAAAGGACTCAGGGATTTCAAGTTTATTATTAACCTTGATTGTTAAAGGAGAAACAGATGTGACAGAGCCAAAAACAATATCTGTCCTGTCTGTCCCATCATCTACTCCTTGCGCCAAAAGGCGTGCTAATAACTCTCCTGCCATTATTCCAGCGTCCTCAATTCTAAATCCATTGTATGCACCTTGTCCCACTTGTGGGTACATTTAGAGATGATGCCAAGACTGTTCTTCTTAATCCCTTCAGACTCTAAATCAGCAAAATCCAGTACAACACTGTTCCCTGCACTAATTCCAAGATGTCCTAAGCAAGGAACTTTAAAAGTCTTTTTAGGATGATTCTTAGCTTTCAATAAGAGTTCAGCCTTTTGTTGAATCTGACTCTCATTCATCTTTTCATCCACTTTTTCGTGGTACTGCAACTTGCCCCAAAGAGCCACATTTTTAGAGTCTTTCACAACGTAAACTTCACGCTTCTTACTCTGCTTGTTGTCTTTAGTCAGCTTCACATAGTTGTAACTGTCATCGATAGAGCCTTCATAGTCAAAGTCTGTAGCTACGCTATCATCACCAATCACTAAGTCAGTAATCAGCGAATTTAACGCTATATGCTCGACAGTACCGAAGTTATCTCTGATGATGTACCACATACCACCATGAATCAACGTTAAGTCCAAGGCGTTCTGGATCATCGCGAAATAAGTTTTCTTATCTTCGATTTTCTCAGGACACGTCCAGTTTCCCTCGTCAACAACTTTGTACTCAAGTTCTGATATTTCGCAAATCTTACTGAAGATTTCATGACTTTTAGAGGCTTCAAACACGATTGTGTCAGTGTTTTTCAGATATCTCATTCTGTCATAAGCAGTAACCGACCATTTCTTAGCTGATTTCCGCTTTTTCTTGAAAACTTTTCCGTAAAAAATGCCCTTATCATCTACTTTGAAGCGGATAACATCCCCAAAGTTACAAGCAACCTGCGAGTCTATGATCATATCAAACTCAAGTTTTCCCGGCTGAAAATCAATACTGGTTTCCCATTTGACACCTCCGACCAACTCAGTGATATCAAAGACTTTACCGTCATTCACATCTTGAATCAGAAATTCCATCATAGGACTTGCACCGAATCAGCAGTAACCCAACCACGCCAACCGCCATCAAGCATAGTAACGTGATAAGGATGCGACCCTTTCATATTGATATAATTGACAAGTCTAGTTGCGTTTGACTCAGTTTGACCAGGCCCTTCTCCGTAGCTATCTCTATGCAGCTGCCCATTGACGAGCACCTTTGCACCGATAGTTACTTCTTTCTTAGTCGAGGGAGCTTGTTCTTTCTGAGGTTGACTAGCTTTCTTCTCCTCTGATACCTTCTTTTCGATTTTTACAAACCGAGCCTTGGCCATCTTGTACTCTTTGAATGTGATGTCGTAATAAACATCCTCATGAATACCAGCTTTTCTTTGTTGCTCAAAACTTTCAACTGTCGCAAGCATATTGATACCCACACCAGAGATAATCAAGCGACAAGGTTCTTTCCCGTCCATGATTTTCTTTAAGAGTCGGACATAGGTTTCAGGCGTTCCTGATTTATTAAGGACATAAGAGCGGAAAGTGTCTCGAGGGAAGAATGAAGTGAAAGTAACCTCAGAGAGTTTAGGAAAACTCATCTGGGTTATTTCTCCTAGCGCAATACTCGTTGTTGACTCGTTATTGGCAATATTCTTCGTTTTCAGTTCTTCTGGATTGACAGGAAGTTGTGTGACTTGACCTTTGTACTCTACGAAAATACCAATCGCCATTTCTTTCTACCTCCTACGCAATTCCTAGGTCGCTATCGACCAAACCGACAATCTTTTCTTCGATTCTGTCAACCAAATCGTCGATATCCTGTTCAGTAGCGCTATTTTTAGACTCATATTTAACACTAACTTGAGGCGTTAGAACTTGGTAATCAATGATGTACTTACGTTCTGCAACATCACGCATCATCTTGATATCTTCGTCTTTCAGCTTGACTTCATCTTCAATCTTACCGACGTTACCAATGTTTTTGCCTTTGCCCAGCTTGTCGCCAAGGCCTTTGCCACCGCCACCTTCCGGAGCACCTGCTCCTGCTGGTGTTTGGTTCATTTGGTCAAATTTAGAAGCAAGTTCGTCTTGCCCCTTCATCTTATCAGCGAAGCCTTGCATAGCATCACCAACGCCTTGACCAAAAGCCTTAGTACCACTAAAAGCATTGCCAGCAGTTGAGAAAGGATTTGCCATCCCATCCCACAAACTGCCTGGAGTTATCATGTTAGCACGCATGCCATCAAAAGATTCATAATCATCAGGAGCCTCTCCTGGATTAAACATCTCTCCCATCGCACGAATACCATTGGCAAAACTACCGTCATTAGACATGTAGCCCATTTCGCCAACTTTTCCTAGATTCACTCCTGGTATTTTATTTAAAGCGTCAATGATCCAGTTGATAGCTTTGATAGCCATATTGGCACCGGCTATAAAAGCATTACCGATAGATTGCGCTACATTGACTACCCCATCAACAAACGAAGCAAAATAATCTAATACAGTTCGAACAAGATTATAAAATAACTTTCTGATGGAATATATCGGGTGTTTAAAGACATTTCTCAAAAATTCCGCAACTGCTAAACCAATGTTGTAAATGGCTATGAAGAGGTTTACAATCGGTGCAATCATATACATGACGAGATTGATGACGAACATAATGATGTCATAAACTACCGTTCCGACAAAGACAAAGGCTGCAACGATAGCAGCTGCAACGTCTAAGAATGAAATTCCCATAGCGTTTAGAGCTGTAGCAATTAAGAGAGCGACGGCAATAATGCCAATCATAACTAAATAGACTAACGCCCATGGAGCCTGTGCAATCATACCTGCTATAAATATAGCAATACCTACTATGGTAGCTACAGTTGCGACCATCATCAAAGCAGTAATTACAAAGTTAATGTTCTCAGTCACCCAGTTCCAACCTGCAACAAAGAGATTAAAGAGCCACAAAGCTATCTGGCCAATCGCAAACATAGCGGTTTCTAAACCTGCCATGAAGTTTTGTCCAGCGGTACTGTTAATAAACTCTTGCCATGCTTGAATTAAAGGCTGAAATGCGTATGAAGCAACGTTACCAACCTGAGTCATCATATCAGCAAAGGTCATCGGCATTTTCGCAAATTCAGCGTTTGTTTCAACTGCTGAACCAAGCAAAGCGTCCTTAAGGATATCTCCAGTTAACTGACCATCTTTAGCCATTCCCCTCAGTTGACCAACGCTGACACCAAGGTGTCTAGCTAGTTTTTGGGCAACAAGAGGAGCGTTCTCCATCATAGAGTTAAACTCATCACCACGAAGAACCCCTGAAGCAAGCGCCTGTGTGATTTGAAGCGTCCCTGCTTTTTGTTGCTCTAAGCTTGCACCACCGATTTTATACAGTTTGTTCAACTGTTCAGCGAATGCAATAGCTTCATCATTGCTTTTAAAGGCTTCTCCAGCTTGTGAGCGTAGTTTAGCCACTGAGTCTGCCATGATACCGAAGCCAGTCCTTGAGCGCTGTGCTGCTGCCATGATGCTATCTTGAAGTTCTTGGCCTGTCTTAGATCCGTCTTCTATTGTCTTAAGCCTTGCCATAGTCTGAATATAATCATCGCCTGACTTAATCAGACCGCTCATTAAATTAGCCATTTGCCTCAAGGCTTGAATAGCAACCATGAAATTTAAAGCACGAGAAATAGAGGTCATTCGACCAAGCATGGATGTAGCAACACCAAAGCCACCAACAAGAGGCCCAGTCGAAGGAAGTTTAGGAGCGATAGGTGTCGCCATTTTAGGCGCTACAGGGCTAGTAGCTTTAGGCGCAGTTAAATTTTTAGGCATATCTGCTTTGACTTTAATCGTTGCAGTTTGCGTCATCTTCTTGACACGTCTATCCAACTCTCCGAACTTAGCAATAGTCCTGTTGATTGTGCTATTAATTCGATTTAAAGGGCTTGAGAAATTATCTCTAAGCGCCAGCGTTTGCATTAATGTAGCCATCTTCTACCGTCTCCTCCTTCCTCTGCTTTTTCTTTCCATTTCTTTGTGTTCCTTTTCTTCTGCCTCTACTCGGATATCGATAAAGGCAAAAATCAAGGCTTTTTCACGCTTGGATAAGCTATCCAAAAAGGACGGAGTCCAGTTGAATTGATGCAAACAGTAGTAAGCATAACTCAACTCTGCGTCCCCGTCCTCTAGTCGTTTTTTGCTTCTTCAACAAGATCATTGATATCTTCATCAAATCCGTTAAGCGACTGGATTTCTTGCATTAGGGTAGCATATTCTCCAATCTTCAACATAGCTTTCAAGGTTGCTGCTTCATCCCCAACAGTACGATAAGACTCTTGTAGTTGAGCATCTTTCAAGTCTGGCGTAACAACGCAGGCAGACATCAAAGAGTCAATGTACTTATCGTTGTTGAACTCAGGAATAGCCACACCTTGACGGTTTTTCTTCTTGATTGTCGCACGTTTCTTCAATGTATCATTTAGGCTTTCGTCAATACTGCGAATGACGAAAGGAGATTTGAAACGCTTAAGGTGTACTTCCTTTGTTTCTTCCTGCTGAACGTTTTCTAGTAAAAAGTCTGAAATTGCCATTTATCTATCCTCTTTCTAACCTAATTTAGGCGCATTAAATTTTTCTAAGATATCCACATCTTCAAAAGTAAAGTTGACTTCTTCTTCCAAGAAATCTTCCTCAACTTTTAGCTGACCCATTACAACTTCATCAAGGTTACATTCTCGCAAGATAGTTGTTTGGCGACCAATTGAACTTGTCGCATCGTCATTGGTCACTTGGATATCAAAGAATGTATCACGACCATTCTTCATGTAGTCCAACATCATTTCCTTGAATGTTGAAGTGACACCGTAGATGGTCATCTTACCTTCGCCCTTGAAACCAGTCGCCTTCACTTGCGTACCACGTTTGTTAAGGGTGCGGACTTCTTCTTTGTTTTTCTTAACTGTCGCTTCAAGTTCCTTGATATAGAACATGAACTCATTTCTTCCGTCAATGTGAATAAAAGCGGTACCTTCCTGACCGCTGATTACGTCACGACCTTTTAAAAAAGCCATACTGTCTCCTTTCCTACTCTACTGTAACTGTCATGTACAGTTTTTCCATACTGTCTACTGGTTTCACTTTGACGTTAACCACTACAGACTCTTTCAACTCACCACGTAGTACTTCAATGTCTTCAACTTTGAAGTCTTCAATAGCACCACGAGCTTCAAGGTCTTTGAAGTAGCGAATACGGTTCGCTTTGAACGCTTGACGTCCATCTTCGTTGTTGCTTACTTTACCAAGGAAATACTCAGAGAAAGCATAACGAGTATCGTTCACGATATCGTCCAAGGTGCGCAAGATACGGTTCTTACGGAAGTCTTGGTTCTTTTCAATCGTGAAGCTGACGTGTGAGTTAATGTCTTGTTCGACTACTGCACGGCCACGACGAGCAGTAAAGACAAACTGCCCTTTCAAGAGAGCATCTTCTGTCTCTGTATGGCTCAAACGACCCACAACATCAACAGAGTCTTCATACTTCTCATAAGTCAATGATTTCTCAACGCCAGCATTTGCGCTTGCTGCTGCAACCCAAACAGTCGCTTTAGTCTTATCAATAACTGTCTTATCAGACAAGATAACACCGTTTTTAACGTTGATTACCGCTTCACTATCTGCGTCAGAGTCTGCAACAACCAATTGAGCGCCAAGTCCTTCATCTTCACGCATACGTTTGATAAAGTTGATAGCTGCTTTCTTGATAGAAGCGTCTTCTACTGGCAAGGCCATATAGTTAAATTCAACTGTTTCAAGCGCCTTGAAGTATTCTGAGTAGTCTTGAGTTGACACTGTTCCGTCAGTACCACCAGTCAATTTAGCTCCAGCCACCGCTTGCAGTTCGCCAGTTCCTGAAAATTCAACTAGATCATTGTTTTTCAAGTCAGCCAAGACTTTTACAGTTTGTGAGTCCATAACAACAGTATCAAGGAACGTGACAACATCAAATGAACTTGGGTCGTCTACGTTTGTTTTGACTGTTACTGTGATGTCATTCCCACGGACACCGCTATATTTGGCTTGAGCCGTTACGTTGTCTGAAAGGCTTACGTTTGCCTTTTCGCCCGTATTCAGACGATAAAGCAAGACTTCACTAACACGCTTGAATGCTTCATTTAGCAACAAAAGCTGTGGGCTTTCTTGCTCATAGCCTAGTTTTTTAAATAGGTCTTCGCCACGTCGGATTTTCATCAATTTCTTTGATTCGCCGAAACTGAGTGCCAACGGTACTGTTACGACACCATCACCACCAAGGCGAGTCATTGCGATGTCTTTTGATTTGACGTTGATGTAAGCACCTGGTCTTACTTTATTTTGACGTTTCCAAATTCCACCTGCCATTACTTAATCTTCCTTCCTAGTTCGTATTCTAGTTTTGCTCTTGCTTCTTCCAAGCTATAAGACTCTTCTGGATCTAAAATAGCCCCCAAGATGTCTTTTTCTCCGTTGGTAAAAGCGCTACTTTCCAAAATGTCCGCAGTAGGGAACACAATTCCGTCTACATTATCCATCTTTTACCTCTTCTTTCACTTTCAATTCACGTTGTTTGATATCTTCCTCTTCTAACTTCAAGCGTGTGCTTGCATTAAAAATACAATGCAGAACGTTGTCAACCACTTCGTACTGACGGTCAAATAAATGAATCGTCGGCAAGTGTAAGAGTTTATAACTCAATTCTTCCTGCATTGCTAAACACTCGCTACGCTTTTTCTTAGGAGGAAAATAAGACAAATCCACTTTAGAACGTACTTTCACATACTTATTGGCCTCTGGAGTGTACTTAGTATCAACCACATGGATAAAAAAACAAGGCTCTTTAAAACCTTGCTCTACTTCATCTAGATAAATCCTGATGTCAGGATATAACCCCTTGATATGACTAACCAACTCCTCGACTAACCGAAAGCCTTTATTTGCCATTTCCTAACACTACCTTTCTCATAAAGCCATCATACTTATCACGAACACGCTTCTCCATATCGCTTTTAGTATCTTCAACCGTTTTATGAAGGAAAAATTGCCCTGGAACAAATCCACCATTAACCGTCTTATGCCCGTACTCAACGTGTGGGGCATAGTAGACCTTGTTATAAACTTTCTGCTTATAAGTCCGCCCAGATACTTCAATACGGCTTTTAGACCATCCTTTTTGCAAGGTTCCGCCTTGTTTACCATGAGCACTTGCCCAAAATTTGACATGTTTACCATCTTTGGTTGTGAACTCCACCCAATGATCCGTATAAACACCAACAGGCGTTCTCTCTTTTACTTTGGACTTTAGTTCTGTACCTTCGTAATTCAAGGTCTGTCTCATAAATCGGTCTACTTTCGCATGATTCGCATTCCTGTTGAAGTTGTTAGCAAACTTAGCGAAACTACGATAATCAAAACTGCCACTCATGACTTGCCCTCTAGCTTTATAGCAATTTCTTGGTGTGACCAATACTGACCAATAGGCACATTAGAATGTGTAAACACTTTAACGTGCCCATTTCTATCAGTCACCTCAATCTTGCAACCTGCAGGGATATCATAGACAACTGAGCAAAAGAGTTTCATATCATAGCCGTTAGCTTGATAGTCGCTCCCGTTCGTTGAACTATTGCTCATTTGCGAAATCCTGCAAGGAATGTCCTCTAATAGCACGCTTTCTGACATACTGGTCAAACCGTCTATCTCTTGCTCTGTATAACCTTTAACCGTCATTTTACAGTCATACAAGAAATCAAAGACTGTCTTAGCATATTCGGTCATAGTAGCTTCCTAAAACGATTCAACTGACGCTTGTAGCGCTCAAGTGATGACGGCACTTGTTTCATTCGTTGAATCATTTCATAAGGACTAACCTTTTCGATTGTCGTATCACCCATTTTGATACTTTTAACCGAAAAGTCTTCTGCGTCAGCTTTTTCAGCAAGAACACTTTGCTCCTTGACCTTGTCCAGTAAGTCGTTGGTCATGTCTATCCATACGTTCTCTAAATGTCCAGGCACACTGTCTTGGTGAATATAATTCAAAATCTCGTTTTCTGCTTGGGTTAAAGCGTAATGGAGAACTTCCATGTCTTTGAAATAATTATCCTGACGCATTTTCCGAACGCATGAGATCAAGTACATTGTGTTGTCTTGTTTCAATTCTTGAATCATATTCTGTTACCCAATCTATTTGCCAATTTTGTGTTTCAAAGCGATAATACCGATATTCTTAGGCTCGTAAACACGTTGCCAGTTCTTGAATTTAGCCAAGTCAGCATTTGATGGAGTGATGTTTCCAGCATCCACTTCTGCGCCAGTCCATTTCACGCCGTAAGGGTGCATAACAAGGGCGCGACGAGTGTAAATCATGTCGTTGCCTTTAGCTGCTTCACGAGAAGTTTCAAATGTAGTCAATCCTGATGGATTTCCTGTATTGAGACCGATTGAACCTGTGCGGAAAAGGTATGATGTATAAACATCTCCTGTTGGTGCAATACCATCATCGATAATGACACGGTAACCAAGGTAGGTTGGAATGTTGATAGTCGCAGTTGTTGGCTGGATGTATTGAATCAAGTTATCTTTTTGTAGTTTAGTGTAAACCGCTGAGTGCATAGCAATAGCAGTAACTTGATCAGCAGAATCTCCAAGCAATTGTTTAGCGTCAAGCACCATAGCTGCATCGATACCAGTAGACGCTTTTGATTGGTCTGATACGTGAGTTTCTTCAAGCGCACCTTTCTCTCCACCTGTTCCAGTAGCAAAGATACCATTCAAGGTAGCAATCAAGGCTTTTTGGTCTTCACGCAACCAGTAAGCACCGATACGGTTCAAGATAGCACGGACTGGGTCAGAACCAGCTACGATACCAGTCAATTCGTTGGCAGCCCAACCACGTCCACGATAAAGAACGCAGGCGATGTCTGCTCCAGCAGTAATTTTTCCAGTTTCTAGGGCTTTGTCGCCATTTCCAAGAACTTCAGAATCGCCAGTAAGGTCATTCCAGAAAGGCATGTTGACCAAAAGACCACCAGATGTAATGTTTTTAGAGACACGTTCGTCTGATACTGCGATACCACTTTGAACGAAAGCAGATTTAGCAGCCGTGTACTGTTGCATATAGGCATTGTACTGTTGAGGTGTAATCGTGTCTAGAATTTTTGTAATTTCATTAGCCATTAGTTATTTTCTCCTTGTTGTTCTAAAAATTGAGTTAGGTTAAAGTCAAGATTGCTCATAGCAGTTTCCCAACTCCCTAAATTAGCACCTTGCCCATCGCCTTGGTTTGGCGTATATTGGGCTTGTTTCTCCCCGTTAAAGAGATATGGACTCTTAGCACGCTGAGCCTCGATTTGCTCAGTTAAGCCAATCAATTTGCCATCTTTTACAGAGATTTCGTCTTTGTTTAAGATTTTCTCAAAAATTTCTGCGTCTCGAACGCCAGCTTTTGTTAATTCAGCATCGATTAAGCGAGATTTATTCTCATCTGCTAGTTTCATCTCAAGCGCTTCTGTATCTTGTTTGTACTTAGCTTGTAAGTCCTCTAGCTTTTGCTGAATATCTTCAACATCTGCGCCCTTTTTCTTCAAATCATTCAAGTCTTTATCACGTTGTGTCAGCTGTCCACGCACGCTCTCCAATTCGCTTTCTTTACTTGCTACATCATCCTTAAGTTTTTGGACAGAAGCACCATACAAAGCGAAGACTTGAGAAATTTGGTCTTCAGTTAAGCCGATGTTTGCCAGTTGTTCTTTTTTCATTTTGAAAATCCTTTCCTCTACGCTAGGCTTTTTAGGTGTTCTCCATCACCAGTCGCTCCGCTTTTGTTAGGACTACGGACTTGTCCAATGTTTGAACCTTTTAACGCCATGCCCAGGGCGAAAAGAAAACCGTACGGGATTCCATACGGTTAGGGCATAATTAGATAAATAGTAGTCTAAAGGTTTCACGGCCTTTAGGTGTAATCAGAGTCTGTGTGCCAGACCATTGTGTTTTTTCGTTGAGTGTTTCCTTGACCTCAAACAAGCCATCATTTTTATTGGCTGTCGGTTGGAGCTTACCTTTCTTATCTCGGTAGATGTATTTTTTCTCCATCAAGAAGTCAATAAACTTGCGTTCTTTGATTTTTAATTGTTTTGCTGTTTCTCGGAAGCTGGTCAGTAAGTTTCTATCTACTAGTTCATCGAAATAGTCTGCTTTCGGCTTCATTATGGTATTTTCAACGGAAAGTACAGCTTTTTCAGCTTCCAAGTGTTTAATGACTGCTTCTTTTTCTTTCAGTTGATTACCAGCCATAAGGAGCAAGTCTGCTAAGGCTTGTTTGTTGTGTGTGATATTATAGGCCACTTGGTCGGTCATATAAGCGCCATGCTTACGAATAGAGGGCAGCACTTCGCTAGTGACCCAATCAGCAAATTTCTCTGCTTCTGGTTTGCGAGATTGAAAAACAAGTTTATAGAAATTCGCTTCGTTGATGAAGTTGGCTTGTTGGACTCCTCCGTTTGTAAGGATGTCACTACTAGTTACACCCTTTGGATTGAGTCTTTCTAGTGTTTTTCGTGGATTGCTTAAATCCAGAATTTGACAACAATCATTCAAATTAAAGAATGGCTCGCCTTTAATTTCTACTGTTCTTACTTCTCCGAATTGTTCATTTTTAAAAATTTGTAGTTCCATTTTTATGCTCCTAGTTAAAAATTTTACTTCCTAAGATTTCTGCTTTATCTGTTGAGTTCATCAAAATAAAAGCAATTTCATCTAGTGTTGAATGAAGTAAACCGAATTGTTCATTAAAAGTATCAAAGAACTTTTTAGACATCTCTTTAAAAGCTGTCTCATCCTTAAGTTGAACCCAAGCCAAGGTTTCTGTCATATTGGTTGCCATTTCAACCGTTCTTCGAATATCTGAAAGCTCGTAGCCTAGATGAGTCAATTGTTCTTCTGTTAATTCAATTTTTGCCATAATAAAAACACTCCTTCGTGTATCTTGAAAAGAGCGTCTCAGCATGATATAATATTTCATGCAGAAACACTTCTGTGGTGATACCGTTTAGCTCGCAAGTTTGGCGACAGAGAGCTAGGCGGTATTTGTTATTTTAGACGACTTATTGCTTCTCTAACACCGTCAGCTTTGGAGAGATTATTATTTTTGCAATACTCTTCCAAAGTTTTATTAGTTTCCTCGTTAATCCTAACAGTTAACTTAACGGTCTTAGGGTCGCTCGTAGGTCGCCCCATTTTCTTTTTGTCAGTCAAGTTCATCACCTCACTTTTGCCGACATAAGTATAATAAAACTATTGTCGGCATTTGTCAAGCGATTTTTAAAACTTTTTTTGCCATTATAAAAACTCCTTTGCGGTATGACAAAGAAGCTCTTTTCTGATATAATGATTTCAGAAAGAGTTTCTTTCGTGCGATAACGTATAATCTCAACTTTGGCGAGGGAGGATTATGCGTTATTTATTTTTTTCAAGACCTAAAACTAATTTTATGCCTTTTCTAACCACTTCTGTACGAGTGGTCTTTTTTTGTAAGCAATAATCTTCCAAATGTTTATTCAACTCTGAATCGATTCTTGCTTTAACTTCAACATTCAACGGTTTTTCGCTTTTTGGTCTTCCGGTTCGTGGACTCATTTCATCACCTACTTTCTGTGCCACGATTATATATTACAACTTGTGCCACAAAAAGTCAAGAGGTTTTTTGAAAAAAAATAAAAATAAGAAAAGCACTTAGATTTCTCTAGGTGCTTATTTATCTAATCGGTAAACCTTTTGCGTATGCTTCTTTAGCCTCCGCAAGTGTCATTTTATTAGGACCGCCATCGATATTAAACGCTCCCGTATTTTGCCAATGACAAACATCACAAATATCATAAGTTTCTACTAAATTTCCACATACGGGACAATTCACATGTTCCCATCCATCAACCATTATTATGTTCTTTTTTGTAGTCGTCATGGTAATATTCCTCTCCATCATCTGGCTTAAACATAGTTGTTATTTTCACTTTTCCTGAGGCATTTCTTTTACCAATCGCAATTGTCCCCGTTTCTCGATTAAATCGAACTCTTCTTTCTCCAGTATCATAACCTATAATATTTTTAGAGACAACAGAAGATAATAAATTTCTAGCCAATTGTTGATATTCTTCAGGGCTTTCCGCTCCGAACTCTTTCCCATGACTTTTGAAATGTCCATTTAAAGATTTCTCAGTAGGAAACTTGGACTTTGTCCATCTGATGCGGTCTTTTAGTTCCTTGTATCCCTCAACATCATTATACTTCAAATCATAGAAGCCTGCAAATGTTTTGGGCATATTTTGAGAACCTAAAACCTGTCTATAAGCTATGAACTGCTCCTTGGTTCTGCGGACTCTGTCCTTTTCCAATCGTTCAGCTTGTAGCTTGTCTTTGATGGCAGTCTGGCCATACTTATCAAGTTGCTGCTTTCGCCAGTCCTTGAAGGTCTGACCGCTTTCAACCTCATAGCCTTTTCCTGTCTCAATATCTCTTGCATAGCGTTTCCCACCTTTTTCTAAGGCAGGAACCGTCGTACATCGACAGTGAGGGTGCATAGTAGGATAATTCACGCCCTTTTCTGCATCCTTAACAGGAAATACCTTGCCGTCCAACTCGCCACAAATAGGGCATGTGTGAACCTCTAAGGTCGCTAGATACCTGTACTTCTTGATATTGTCGTCTTGGTATTCATCTAACGTCGCCTGAGCCTGAATTCCGTTCGTTTCCGTCTGCAAAACAGTCACCGCACGATTACGAGCACGGTCAAACTCAATTGCTAGAAGTTTACTGGACTGGTCTATCGGATAGCCTCGGTTTAAATCGTTGGTTACAAGCGATTCTACTCTACTAACTAGTTCATCCATATTGCTGCCCCAAACACGCTCAGAGAATCGCTTACCTTTGAAGTTTTCGTTGATCGCCTTTTGAAGATACTCTTCTTCTAGGCGCTCAGGCTTGAAATTCGGTTCTCTTTTGGTCTGTTTATGGTAGTTGTAAGCACGATTTAAGTAAGTTTCTTGGTAGGTTTGTTTGAGATGTGTTTCTATTCGCTTGTTGATTTTACCAGTCATTTCAGCGATATCCATCTCAACACCAGCAAACAAGGCGTCTGCATTTGTTTTGACCTTTATTGACCTTGACCACTCTGTTAAATCAGGGTGTTTCTTAACAAAACCTGCAATCTCTTGCTTGGTTTTTAATTGGTCAGTCTTAGTCAGGGATAACAGATAAAATGGTAATGAGTCACTACGATTTTTAGATACCCTCTCAAACGCCTCTAAACGCCCTGTAATGCGTTTTAGTGTTCTGCGGTATAAATTATCGATGTAGTCTATTATCTCGCTGAGGTCGTCAATCTGAGCCAGCTCATATAGCAATCTGTCTTTCTCTTCTCGGCTGAGGTCGTCAAGTGATTCGATAAAGGCAATTTTCTCTTCTTTATTCAGCTTCCGACTCATGCTCTAACTCTTCCATATCGTAGGCTTTTTCAGGGCGTTCCTCTTGTTCAGCTTTCTGCAAGCGCAGTTCATCCTGCCAATCTTCTACAATTGGATTCGATTTAGCTACGTTCTCTCTTGATGTGATAGTTGCGAGAGTAGAAACTACTTGAGCCATTTCTGTGTCGTTATTGATTGAGTTCCGTGTCCATGTTTGCTTGATTTTGAATTTGTCGGACAATCCTAGATGTTTCAAGATCATCTTAACAAGTGTGGCATATCCACTTCTGAACTGAGTTTCCATGTTGCCGGTCTTTAACTCTAAAAGAGAGTAAAGAAACTTCAAAGCGACACCAGAACTGTTCCCCAATTTATCTGTTTCAGGGTTAACCCCTTGGCCACTAATAAAGATTTGTTTCTTAGTTCGCTCTAAAATCAGATTTCTGGCTTCGGTTGGGATGTCGATCGCAATAGTTGTAACTCCTGACTGGTCTCCCATACCGTCATTGTCCATCTTAATCATCTTGTAGCGTTTCAAATCTTCTAGAAACTCTTGCTTGTCCTGCCCACCGTAGTTTGTAAGAACAAAGATAACCTCTTGAACATCGTCTGTATCATTGACAAACCCACTAAAAACCTTGTCGTAAACGTCAACTAGGTCTTTGATTGGCTTCAAGTCATTGGTCTCAATTTCGTTATTCTTGAACGGAATAAAAGGAACAAGGCCAAAATCATGTTTGAAACTATTGCCGCTTGAGCGGTCTCCATTCATGGTATCAATCAAAGAGATTGCTTGGAATGTTTCTAATCCTTCCAGTGGCTTATTTTCTTCGTGCCGATAGAAAGAGCACTCTTTGTCGTTCCAATATTCGTAAACAGTGTAATTTTTACCATCTGTTTCATCAATGCTAGAGTAAACTCGCAGTACCCCAATCAACTTCTTATCCAAAGACTTTGAGTAGATAGGTATCACTTCTTTTGAGTCCACGCAAGCATATCTAAACGAGTTATCACTAGCATCTTTCCAAACGTGAAGCCAAGCGATACCAGCATTTCCTGCATTAACGCAAAGTTGCTTGCTGATACGTTCATAATCGTCTCCTAAGACGTCTACAATCTTATCATTAACGCTTTTATCGTCCACATCAAATGTAGGCGGATAGGTCAACGCATAAGCCTTTTTCTGGTCAAGCAATAACTGGTGCCAGTTGTGACTAATACGATTGTCAGCATTACGAAAGGCATTATCTTCTGCTTTCGCTTCGTTCTCAGCTCCTTTTTTATCGGCAGGCTTACGCTTTCGTTTAATATCATTCTCGTTACGATAGTATTTCTCGGCTTCAGCTGCTTGTGAGACAAACTTTCCATGTTTGACCATCTGCGACGAGATTATATTTTTAATTACTTCTATTTCCAAACAGTCATACCTCCTGACTTGAATAATACTGTATAGCAGAAATAACGTAGGGCGTCCATTGCGTGGTCGAACTGTTTGATAGGCTTGTCCTCGCCATTCGCAGAGGCTTTCTCGTCCCAGACATAAGCGTGGAACTCTTTCAACGTATTCACACAGTTCTCATGCACTGCGATTTTCTCTTGACCAAGCATGGAACCGACAAAACGAATACCTTCAAGGACGTTATTTCTAGCTTTTTTGATTCTATATCCTCGCTTCTTCAATTCAGCAATGAATGAAGAAGCAGACGGGTCAATAATGATTCGTTCGATGTTCGTATCTCCTAACCAAGCAGTTAAATCATCAGCATACTCGGCATTGGTTTTCTGTACGTTCTCGTCACGACCTGAGTAATAATATTCTCTTGTCAAGTAATACTTGCCATTGATGTCTTTTTCCCATAAAAGAAAAACGGTCGCATTCTGCGTACCGTAGTCGACTGAAACATATTTGCCCAGCTTACTCATTTCTGGCAAAGTTGATACAACATGCTTATCCTTACTGAACATATCATAGACAATACCTTCTGCAACCGTCCAAAGACCTTGAATATATCGCTGATAGAAAACACCTTGATATTGACTTCTATAACGCTTTTTGATGTTCTCTGAAAGAGAAAGGTTATCGTCCATGTCAAAATGCAGATAAAGCATGTTCTTTGTTTCTGCTTTGTCTATCCAATTGACTTTAAACCAATGATAAGGCCCGTCTGGGTTGCAGTTGAACCACCACTTAGAACCTGTCACAGAGCACCGCCCTGTACCCTGGTTAACAAACGACTCGGGCATAAGCGCTACTTCATCGAAAAAGATACCTGCCAGCGTTAAACCTTGAATAAGATCCTGTGAACTTTCGTCCTTACCGCCAAAGATATAAAAATCATTCGACACGTCTCCTTTTGTGATTTCTATCAAGTTATCCGTCCGATGATAGACGTAGCTAAAACCTCTTGACTGTATCATAACCAATAATAGTTTCAGGACGTTACGGTTGAAAGAGCCGATTGTCTTCCCACACATGGCAAAGTTCTGATGGTTGAATGATGTCATCGCCCAGATAACAAAAGCTAGGCTCATAGAGACAGTCTTGCCAGAACGGATAGCGCCATCAGCAATAATGCCTTCTGATTCATGAACCGGAGAGTTCCAAAGCCACCAAGTCAACACTTTCTTCTGCTTTTTGCTAAAAGGTTGAAATTTGAATGTATTGGTTTGCGTTCTTAATCTAGCCAAGTTTCTTCAACCACCCCTTCTAGAGATTTAATAAAGCCATCATCATGTATGTTTTCAGGCTCATTGTCAGGCAGTTTAGATTTCAGAATCTCAATTCTCAATCTCTGCTCCTCTGTAACAAGGCTTGAGCGAGTCAATTCATCATATGTTTTAATCATATTTCTAAGTTCTGACTGTATTCTTGCAATTGCAGCTAACGCCTTACCCTGCTTATCCCAAGCAGTGTGAACTTCATAGCTTTCTCCGCCTTTTGCTGTGCTTGCAATAAGCATAGTGGTTGTATCATCAACGTCCTGAACGTACAGAATGCGCTGGGCATGTAAAAGATTAGCATAGGTTAGCTGAATGTTCTCCCAAAGAATATCAATTGGTTGCTTATCTGCCAGTTGCTCGTATATCTCATGCACTCCTTGCGGTAGATACTTAGCAAACAGGCCGTGTTTAAGGGCGTTTTGCGAGCCTTTAGGCGCCCCATGACCAACTGCGTTCTTATTCCCTTTTGGTGCACCTCTTGGATTTTTGGGTGCACCCTTTTTTGTACGAGTCCAATTATGCCTACGTTGCCATGATTTGACTGTGTTGATTGAGACATCATGCTTAGTAGCAATGTCTTTGTACTTCATGCCCGCCTCATAGTCTTTGCGTGCTAGCTCGCTTTTTTCCATGCCCTCCTCCCTGATTTGTTTATTTTGTAAATCAAAAAAAGCCACACGATGTGCGACCTTTTTGCAAGACGACTACTACCTTGCGTGTTAATTAGAAATAAATTTTCTGATCTATTTTTTTGTAGTCATTAACGGCGATGCCCGGAATCGAACCGAAGGAAACATAGGAGAGAAACCACTTACCTGTCACCGCCAAAACGAGACCGAAGCCTCGGAAAAATATAATAAAGTATAAAGGAGACGTCAATTGACCTATCACTTGACAATACTATTTTACCATGTAAAATAAGCCATTTCCTTGCAATTTACTTGCAAATATCTCCCAAAAATTTACGAAAGACAATCAGCTTACCTTTTCGATAGGCTTCCGCAAATTCCAAAGCACCTCTGCTAAGCATGCGATAGAACTCACTTTCAGAATAGCCTAAGTCCATATAGATAGCCTTGTCCGATAATTGGATTTTCATATCCATGTACTTCTTTGCGATAACCTGCCGAACGTATGGATCCATAATGCAGTTGACTGCTCTCTCAATCTCCAGAACTTCTGCTTCTGCATCCACATGTTCGATAACCATATTCTCAGTAGCTGTGTTCTTACCAGTAAACGTCTTTGGTTCAAATGAGTAGGTCGTTGTGATCTTAGGCAAATACTCAGCGCCTGCCATTCGGACATACGAGCGATAACTCTCTAGAACGTCATATACATTTTTTTTGGTAAATTGCACGTCAACTCTTTTTAATAACCTCACAACATCGCTCCTTTATGATATAATATTTTTATCGGAATATCACAAAGGAGTCAGCTGTGCTGGCTTTTTTATTTTATTCTTTATTCGTGATCACACTACCTACACCGTTAACAGTGACCCAGCCATGCTTCTCTCTGGCTTCTGCTTCTTTCATCCGGATAAGATTATCTGTGATTGAGTCTGACTTAGCTTTGTTGGCCTTGGCCTCACCTTCTGCTTTGATGATACCTGCGTCTGCTTCTGCTTGAGCTTGAACTTTTTTAGTATCGGCTTCAACCTTAGTTTTTTCCTGTTCCTGTTTAGCTGTGTCTATTTCCTTCTGTTTGACCGATTCATTTTTGATTGCTGCTTCAATCTCATCGCCTGCATCTTGGTCTGTGATGGTAAAAGAAACAAACTCTAAATCATAAGACTCAAATTTTTCCTTGAGAGCCTTGTCAATCATTTCATAAACTTCAGTACGCTTGTCACCGAGAATATCATAAATATCGTAATTTCCAGTTACAGATTCAATAGCACGCTGAACAGCAGGAGATACTACACTATTATTCACGTTTTCTAAGTCTGTGTAATTAGAGAAGACCGTCATGGCTTTTTCCTTGTTTACACGATATTTTACATCGATATTAGTATTTAACCATTGACCATCTTTTGTCTGAGTCGTGATTTTCTCCATTGTTTTTGTTTGAACAGAAGTGGAGAGAGTGTAAACCTTGTCGATAAATGGCATTTTTAGATGATATCCTGTTTGCAGGGTATTTTCTTGAACACCTCCAATCGCGCTAACCTTAACTCCAACTGTATTAGCTGGGATACGCTTCACGGCCGTGAGACGAAAAATCCCAAGTGAAGCAATTGCTGCAACTGTAATGATACCGCCCTTAGCAAGTTTTGTAAGTGTCATTTTTCCTGTTTCGTGATTGTATTGTGTAAACATTGTTTTTACTCCTTTTTTAAATTATTTTCCCATCAAAAACTAGTGTTATTGTACCTGTACCATCTTTGTGTTTAGATACTAAAGCACGACAATCTGAGCCTAATTCAATACCCTCAACTGTGATACTGCGCTTTATCCTATCAACATTGATGATTGTTCCCATTAATGTTTTAATTCTCATGTTCCATCTCCTCGATAAGCCAGTCAAGATTCTTTCTGGCTTTCTTCAGGTCTTCAAGACCGTTTTTCTTCTGGAATCGCAGTTGATACTTCAAGGCATTTCCAAGATAAAAGCCTTTCAGCTGTTCTGGTGTCATGAAGTTCCTTAAAGCATCGATAGATTCCATGCCAAATCTGCCTTGGTAGTGGCTTGGTTTGTTTATGTTGTCAATTATTTCTGGGTCCATTTCTTCTCCTCCAACAGTTCAGGGTTCTCGTAGATGTTACCTTGAAGGTATACATTACAGTTTTCAATACAGTCAAATAGATTATCCCAAACTTCTTCCCCTGTTCGTACATCCAACAACTTAAACATACCTTCTTTAAAGACAATCTTTGCTCTACCACTATCTTCAAATTCATCCCAATAGGTCCACAAGATGACATCTCCTTCAAAAAGTTCTTCGTTAAGCTCATCTCTGAGTCCTGTTGACTGCATGAGAACTAAATCTTCTGCCGAAACCATGTAAGTAATTCCATCCCCAATACAATATAACTCATCTTCTAGCCAACTGATGTGGTTAATTTCATTATCCATTTCTTGCCTTTTCTTTAGCCACGCTCTAAATCGTAACAAAACCACCACGCTCCTCCCATTTTTCTTTTGCATGCAATCTTGAGTGTTCTGAGAATGACATCAATTCAATATTTTCAGGACTATTGTCCAATTTATTCTCATTTACATGATGTGCAATTTCTCCATTCATTAAATGTCTCCCTAATTTGTTTTCTAAAACCAGTCTGTGTTTTCCAACATAGCCAGATTTCATAGCATTAGGATGCTCTGGCATATAAATGTATTCATATCCACCAATAATGACACTTTCTTTATAAGGTCCTCTCCTGATTCCTAACTGAGAACAAGATTGGCTACACGCTGTCAATCTGTTGCCTTCTCCTGTTGGTCTAATGACACGAGAACCACATCGAGGGCACTCAAACAACGAACAAGACTCCAAGTTTTTCCTATTGTTTATCCTCATTCTTCCTAATTTTTTAATTAGTTTCATTCGGCAAATCCTCCTCTTTGACAAACGTACCGTCAATCCAACGACCCTTGCGGTCTTTGATTTCTTGGTAAGCCAGTTCAAAACATTCTTCGAAGCTATAACCAAGTGCTTTGCTGATTATCCTCAAATAACGGACTGCACACATCAGATTATGCCTGCACATTTTCTTGTCCGCTAAATCTTGCGATAACTGAAACTCGCTAATGTGAACATTCAAAGATTTAAAACACTCCATAACTTCTTTTTCTCTGAAGCTTTCAGAATCCTTGAATATTCCTTGCACATCCTCTTTAATCAACAAGGCCAGACCGACAATCACGACTGCGCAATCTCCAATGCTATCCTTGGTCAGTTTCTCATTCTTCTTGAGATAGCCGGCGCATAGTTCGCCGAACTCTTCACTAAGTTTTAATGACTGCTTGTCTAGTCGTCCGCCTTTTTCAAGATCACGGTCTATAAACCATTGCTTGACTTTGTCTATTGTTGCCATAGCGATACCTCCTCCTCATCTTCTATTCTTATCAAAGCTTTTCTATTCGGAAAATGCGTTTGGTGATATTTTCTTGAATACTGCTTTAATGCGTCTAAGCTAGTACCAGTGTATTCACTTATCTCATACAATGTTCCCATTGTGACAAACTTATCTCCAGAATACAAAGCCCAATCGTGATTCCATTTATCGTCAACTACCATTCGATTCCCCTTTCCACTCTTTTTACTAAGCATTCACTACAAATGCCATTTTGGAATACACAATCATAATCTAACTTGTCTTTCGAAGAGAAAAACTTTCTACAATCTTCACAATCTAACTTATTGTTATTCATTTTTCTCTTTCTAAAGCTGTTCCGATTTTTTCGTTATAGTAACTCAAAACCTTGCTTTGGTTTATTTTTGTTTGTGCGATATTGTCTATAAAAAATTCCAAATCTGCACTCATTTCATCCAATAACTTAACAACCTTCAACTGATATTCCATATCAGGGACGTCAATCATTATTTTTGACAATCTAGCTAGTGATAATCCTGGTTGATTATCTCCGTCTGCACAACGTTCAATTTCTTCCCGTTTCATCAACAACCAATGAAATAGATATCGTTTATCTATCATTTCTTTTGGCTCGACTCTGAAGCTATCATCGTCCATCCAAAAAGGGTCAATATGGAAATAGACTGCCCCGACTGTCCCTTTTTTAGTTAATCGAATAGTATTGCAATCGCAATTAAATTTATCTGTCGTGCCTTTTGTATTTTTTCCAGCTCCATAAATATAATATGCACCTTCGCTAACTTTACCACGCTTGCCTGGAATGAAGTCACAAACTTCTAGTAATCCGTACTTCGTTATCTTGTCTGGCTTCATTCTAATCCTACTGCAAAATTATAAGCCAATAAGTAATCATCTAAGACCTTGTGGCATTTTGTGATGAAAGATTTTAAATCAATATCTGCATTGAAAAACTGAATCAATATCAATTGACTAGCTAAATGTTTTTCAAGATGATCAATTGCCATTTGATCTAGCTCTGCATTTACTTGGTCAATGTCTATTTCTTCTTTCTCTACTGGTTTTTTAGGTATTACCCAGTTGAAATCTGAATTTAATGTATCAGATTCTTCATATTCGACCTTTTTGGTCTTGCAATCATAAATCTCTTTTGAAATTTCAGGGCTATTTTTTTCTTTGTCAATTACTAAGAAAATCACATTGATAGAGGTGTCTTCAAATCCGTTTTGAATCTCATTCAATTCAACAAGGCTATTTCCCACCAGCTCTCTCATTTTCTTTTCAGATTGACGGTAAGCAATACCAGGGAACATGATATAGAATCCGTATCGTTTCGTGTAAGTTAGTGACTTCAACAGAAAAATATCATCAACAACACCCGACTTTTTCCACGGATACAATTCTTTAATAGCCTGTTGGTCTTCTTCTGGTAAATCTTTCAATTTCAGAGAATAAGGTGGGTTCATTGCAATTGCATCCACTTGTATATCTGATTGATAAGTGAAAAAACTCTGATTATTCACAACTACATGAGGGAAATTTGTTCTCAGTGCTTCACAACTTTCCTGCTGAATTTCTACTGCATGAAAATCAGTCATACTGATAAACTGCTCCAACTGTCCAGAACCTGCAGCACCATCAAATACAGATATATTTCCACCGCAATACTGCTTTACTTTGTTTGCTAAGTATTCTCGCAAAGGCTTCCCTGTCACATACTCAGCGAATTTATTGGCTTTCTCACGGTTATTATGCTCCACAAACGTCATAACATCACCTCATCCCCAACCTTAACTTTATCCCACTGCTCTCTAGTAACTACGAAAATTCCATAATCTCTGATAGTCACTGTATATAGCTTGCCATGTCGTCCTTTTTCGACGACTTTACCGAATATCTCAGCGCTTGCATTATCAGCCTTGTAGATAACCATTGGCTTCTTCTCTTCCAAATCTCGAATCCTGTCCATCTGCCAGATGTTTAATCCAGCAGATAGCAGAATCCAGATAGCTATGAATCGTTTCAATATGTGACCTCCTCTCCATCGTATGGTATGTCTCCATTTGATAAGTACTTAGATTCAATCATCAAGAAATCATTGACGCATTGATGACTACAGAAACAATTTTCAACATCGTTAAATAATGCTAGAATAACATGATTCTCTTGCACTACCAGAAACTCGTCTTCGATTTCTTTACAACAATTCGAACACTCATAACTCATACCTCAACCTCCTCAATCTCAATACCTGGGCAATCGAATACCCAGCCGAAATCCGCTTCTTCCAGTTCTTTTTTTGTAAAATAGCCTTTGAATGCTAGAGAAAAAAATATTTTCCCATTTCCATCTTTTACAAGGTAGTGTTTTGTTGCTTTAATCTTCACCAAATACCGCTTCTCTTCCTCGACCTCGTAGCCGTCAAGCCAAGCACGAGCGAAAGTGTCTATGTTATCGGCTACCCATTTTCTTATTCCTTTATCTGCAATGCTTTCTTTAAAAATGTAGTACATGACACGATACACATCATCACTAGGTGCTATCTCTTCATAAAAACCATAAGTGTTTTTGAATTTAAGACCATTTGTTTTTACAAAACTAATCCAATCCGCCACACACTGCGGAACTTTGACTGGTTTGGGTTCGTCTAGTTGTTTGACCAATTCTAAAACAAATTCCGCTTTTAAGTATGGTTCATCTAATTTTTTAATTCTCTCAATCAATTCCTGCTTATTCATCTTCTAACTCCTCAACTCACCTTGTGGCTTTCCAGATTTCCAAATTCTTGGCCATGGTTTACAAAATATGAACCAATCAGGATAGCGTCAGCCTCATCGTCTTTGACGTTCAGGTCGAATTCATCGGACACTTTAGCAATAGCCTGCAGCTTCATTGATTTCTTACTTCGGTCTTTGTAGCTGAACTTCCAATACTTGCGCCAAGTCGACACGTTCACGAAGTACACATTGTCAGCAATCAGTCGACCAAGGATAATGCCTGTCACAATTCCAATACTGATCATAGACTGCTGATTTGGCCCCATGACCGAGTTCTTCTCGACTACAATTGATTCAAAATGGCAGTCGTACTTCTGGAGCGCCCTTGATTGAATGGCTCGCAATTCGCTAGCCATGAACCGCCCACGTTCAAAGAACGATTTGCTTTTATGTTTTAAGACACCACTCTGGACAAGGTCAGAGCCGTAAAATACGGCCCATCCTGTCGCAGTAGTTGAAATGTCTAACGATAATGTCAGAGATTTCATTGCAGTTCTCCCTTGAATCCACAGAGATCAAATAGGTTTCGTTTATTACTCTCAATAAACTCAAAGAACTTCTGAAGTTCGGCCAAGTGACGCTTTTCTCTCTTGATTTCAAGGCTCGTATGATACTCTGTCGGCATTTTCGGTGTCGCCTTAATATCTAACCAGTAGAGAGGCTCAAACACGTCGCCACTTGTATCAAGAGAAGCATCTGCATCTGTATTTCTAAAATGCATCTGCATATCATATTCAATTTTATTGGTGATCGTGATGGTCTTGTCCACGATTTCAAGTGTGATATCTGTTCCTGGTATGTCGATTTTGTTTAGCATTTAGCTTCTCCTTTATGCTGATTTTTGTACTAATTTCGTTTGTTTCATCCATTCCTTGGCTATGTCCCAGACTTCAGCTGGTACATCTTGGTTATACTTGCCACGAAATTGGGCTATCTTCCCCTGCCTTACTTCGAGTGTGTAAAGAGGTTTTTTAGGTTGATTTGACAGGCGAACAAACACTATTAAGGTATTACCTTTAAAATGCTTGTCTGTGTATGAGCTTACGCAATGATGTAGTTTCTTGCCCTCATAGATAAGCTCGGACACTTTTCTAGGGACATGGAATGCGTATCCCTGGATGGTCTTATCCATTCCTTCTCTGAGTTTAAATTCAGCTTCAAGTTGCTTGCGTTTCTTCTTATCTTCCAGTTTTTGTTTTTCTTCGACGAATTGATTGTATAATCCGACTGTGTGATTGTGCATTTCCGTAAAATCCTTTGGTACAAGCATAGCATCACCTTCAGGCTCAATGCCCATTTCTCGTAGCATCTTGAGATAGTCAAGGTATTCATTGAAGTCAATATGATTCTTGATAACCCAATTCTGAAACTTATTGATCCCGATACCTTTCGGTATATGCTTGATATCGTGGTAAGTCAGATAAGTTTCAATGCCAGGCACTAGTTGGCCGTTCCGTTCTTTTAATCGACGGCTCAATTCAAATTCATTGAAACTACGATTCGAGTTCTTAAAGAATTGTTTGTTCTTTTGAAGCCATCTGCGGTTCAAGGTTCGCATATCTACATTTCTTGTAAATCCAATTCTGTAATCTGGATACATGATTTCGTTGGCTAATCTATAAGCATGAATTTTCTGAGCAAATTCAATTTCAAACTTATATTTGTAAAGCCGTTCAATTTCCCAGTAGTAAATATTCCCGAACTTCAAATATTTGAGTTCAGATACCTTTTTAAGTTTTTCAACCCAGTTGTTTGGATAGAATTTATTACCTGTATAATATCCTCCGCTAAAGAAATTAGCGAAAAGATACGGATAAAATTGTCCGTTATAATCTTGGCCAATCTTCACATGTTTGTCATTTTCAAATCGCTCCAAATTTGTAAATTGGCAATCAATAAACTGTTTTCCTTCAACCAACTTCGACCTAAATTCATAAGATTGGATTTCAATGCGCTTCGAGGTACTGAGGATTATTGAGAAAAAGTAGGTCTTGTCGTAAAAAGTAAGCCGTGACGACTTTGTCAGTCGCTTTTCAATACAATGACCAAGGTTCAAATCTGAAGCGATTATGGTCTTGTCCTTATTGGTCCATTTGTACGTTGTGATTTGCGAATAGCACCAACTCCAGAAATCTGCAGGTGGTTTTAATCGTCTATCGGCTTCTCGCTTCCATTGTTCGTTGATCTTGCTCATGCTAGTTCTTCAAAAAGGTCTAACTGACCTTCGACTACCCCTTTCTCCTTCTTAGTTTTAGTTTTCTTGATGATATCATCATCTGACCCAACGCCTTTCCTGATTTTGGCCACGTCGACCTTCTCTTCTTGAGAATTTTGTGGTTTGTCTGCCTTATTCTTTTTGACTGGCTCCACAGGTACCTGTTCGATGTTGGATACTTTTGAATTTGAGATAAAATATTCTCGAATCCATCCAAAAACAGTATTATCGTCGATGCAAGCTACTCCATTTTCAGCGAATTTGCGCGCTTTTTCTTTCGCATACTTCAGAGCACATTTCAGAGAGTATCGCTCTTTTAGGATGCCTTTAAATAATTCCTCATCTTCCTGATCACATATCCAGTTATGAACACGGTCAAGTGCGATGTCATGTGGTTGATTTAATTCCTCTAGCAATTTTGCCAGAGCCTTTTCTTTGATTTCATTCATGTCATTTCAAAAAAATGCGACTGCCTTTGTGAGAATTGGCTAAATACGGGCAGCCGCTCGTCCAAGGTCACATGACCTTTACTGACGCTTTCTAGTTCGCAGTTTTACAAGAATGCACGGCTTGTTGGTTTTTGAGTTGTTTCCAAAATGGAAATAGTTGGTTTTGGTTATTTTGATTCTCCAACAGCAAACATATCCTCGAATTCATCTGTCTGCTCTTTAAATTTCATCGGACTGTCTGCTCTGAAATAAAATCCATTGTCATCCAATTCGCCCTTGACACCCGTCGCCCAAGACAAGAAAATTGAGCCTTGGCAGTCAGGACAATTCATGAATTTAAAGAAAGATGGGACTTTCCACCGCTTCGCACATCCGCAAAATGGGCATTGTAAATCGACATCTACCTTCTCGCTTGGTTTCTGAGAAACCGCTGTACTTCCGCTAAATTTTTCTGACAACCTGTCTGTGGATTCTTTGATATTAACAGGATCGATTTCAGCATCATTTTTTAAAACGGTCTTTGTATTCTCAGGCTCTTTCTGACTTAAATCCTCAAGAATTTCGTCAGACCCTGTGACCATTTGATAGGCTTTGAATAAGGTTTGATAGTCAAGTTCCTGCGCTCTCTCAAAACTCAATTTTACGTCATCTTGTTCAATATAAATTTTCATTCTTTCCTCACTTTTTCAAACTTAATAATTACTTTCAATCAAATCATTCAAGCTAACTACTGCATTCAGTTTTTTCTGACTTCTGCAATAATCGCAATGACCACATTTTTTAGGTTCTTTCCGACTTTGGATAACATCCCAAACTTCGACAATTTCAGACTTGATTTTATCTAAACCTTCTTCAAGCCATTCATCATCGATTTTCAAAATGTCACGATCTGGCACGTTTTCCTTGCTGACCGCTACAATGTATGGTCTAAAATCATTCCCAGTCATTTGTTTCAGCAATTCACGATATAGACCAAGCTGTCCATGATATCCAAAGTTAAGAATATTGTTAACTGCTGCAGGAACTTTCTTTTTAAGTTCTGCGCTCCATTCTTCAGCGTAGATGGACTTCATGGTTTTTAAATCCACGAAATAACCACGGCTTAGATTCACACTATCCAGCTTTCCTTTGACTGGTATGCCCTCGATTTCTCCATAGACAATCAACTCTTTTTGAACCTCATCTGACGGATAACCGTGATACAAATGATTAAATCCATCGTCATCCTTTAAGCTTGCAATCATCCTATCGCCAATCACAAAGTCAGATTTTAGATTTCCTTTGTTCTTCCCAGTCTTAGCTAGTAACTTGTCACCATTTTCATCCATGAACTGCTGATGTGCTTCTGGGCTTTCAAAGTAACTGTGAACATAATTTCCGAGGAGAAGAGGGGTTTCGTCTCTCTCCTCAATCCATTGCCCACTGTCCAAAGCAAAAGCCTTAGCCTGGCATTGCTGATACCGTTTAAATCGTGAATTGGTCAAATAGCTAGTATCGTCATAGTAATTTTCTTGAGTTAATTCAATCATGGCTATAACTCCTTAATGTTGGTCGTGTTTCCCTCAAAGAAACTGATCTCTTCCAAAACTTCGCCAGTTTCTTCGTTAAAATCTGGAATTTCATCTGCTGGGTATTCGGTAGATGTTACCTCGTCAGGATTTACCGTTTTTTCAGCCGTTTTGTGGGTTGTTTTGGTTTCTTCGATAATTTCTCCATCTATCACGTTATCGAGCTCTGTGGGCGCGCTAGAGGCTTTTAAAATATCGTCTAATGTTTCAATTTCTTCTCTCACTGGTTCAGCTTCTTTCACTTGACGATCGTTTTCATATTCATTTTCTGTAGTACGGTTCACAGCATCAATAAATAAGTCATTATCATCACTGGTATTAAAGAACTGTTTAGCTGCACGATTGATGACTGTGCGCTTAGCCATTTCTTGAGGAAAATTATTCTGAACATTCTTTGTTTTTGCTTGTGCCCAAGACTTGTCAATTTCTTTTTTGGTCATAACGGTCAGGATTTTCTCCCCATCCTCTTTTTCAATAATGCAATAAGCTCCTGCGATTGGATTATCTGCATTAACCCAATCCGTTTCATGGCTAACAAAAACTTTTCGACCATTTTCATTCTTAATTTGAAACTTGTCCCCCTCATAGATAACTTCTGCATAAATATCTTTCACTTCTGGTAATTGCTTAACAACTTTCATAGTTCCAAAATACGATCTAGTCAACTTGACAGTGTTGCCATAAGGTATGAAATAGCACTGGGTCTTTGCTGGACTAAGTCCTTGAGTCACCATGTCCAGAAGCGCATTGTAAATACTATCTTGAGTGCACGTCTGGAGCAAATTCCCACTGCTGGAATTTTTTAGAGCATAATATGCTGAACTGAGTGCATTGCTAACGCTATAATTCTGTGCAATCATTAGTCCCTCGTTTTGCATTTCTCCAATTCGTGCTGCAACTGGTGATGTAATTTGTTTTTGTGTTAGTTCGTTTGCCATTTTGTTTCCTCCTATGTATTCATGTTAATTCTGCGACTAGCATTACTGTTTAAGGTATCTAATCCATTATTGTAGTCTTGAATAAGTTGTAAATTCCGGTCAATGAAGCGTTCTACAACTTGACCTAGAAATTCTTGCGTTGTCACGCCTCTCAATTCAGCAAGAAGTCTGATATATTCTTTTTGTTTTTCAGAGATTTCTGCTCTTATGAATAACTTCCCTTTGTTAGTTATCTGCGTCATTTTCTTCTTCCTTTCGTCTTCTTCAAATTCCAATTTTCACGCTTTATACGCCGATTTTCGTTTTGCAATTTCAAAATAATATTTTGTTGGTTGTTGATGATTTCTCCGAGCTCAATTCCAAGATGCATATACTCAGCTCGCCAGTTGTCGATTTCTGCAAGTAGTTCCTGAATCATATTTCATCACCCACGTATCGATACTGCCCACATCCAACATAGATGTATTGGCTTGGGTCAAGTTCTTC